CTTTCATCTGAGAAAACGAATATGGTGCGTGAACAAAACCCTTGCTCCCAAGCCCGCTCTGGAAGGTAGTTCATTAACATTGATGGCTGCGTGCCGATGATTAGATTGAGCTGCGGGCGCTCGATCTTAATATCGATGTTATCTGTGACCCTTGTCCGCCGATACACGCTAACATCGTACATATGCGACATCACCCCGGCAGCTTCTTCATCATACTTATGCATAAACGCGGTTAGCTCATCCGCAGTGACATACATTGTATTATACGTAAATGTCCCCTCAGGCATGTGCATAACCGTTCGTTGACTTGCCTTCAATGCCTTGATCATACTCGCCGCGGTCATTGTCGTTGGGGCCAACTTAGGCTCAGCCAGTTCCATGTAATAATCCCTAGCTGTATGTATCGTCTTCGTCTTCCCAACGCCCGGGTGCGCAACGAGCCCGCAATACAAATTAGGATAAACCTTCCTTCCTTGGCTGATCATCCAAACCCGTTGCTCCACCGCGGCGCCAAGCACGCTAATCGCTGCCCAAAGCCGGAAGATCCTTGGGCTCTCAAGCCTTTCTGCTGATTCTACGAATGAGTTTATCCAACTCGGATTCCTGCGGAGTGCGTGTCCGTTGGTCGTTCCCGGTGTAATCTCTGAGCCCATCTGGGTTGCTTTCCGCCCAATTACCTTTGTTCCAGCCGACCTTGCAGTCATAGGGAATGACCATGGTGCGGTCGTTGGAGAGAACAATCCTCTCCGGCAGTGCGGCTTGGAGCGCGGGGACAACCTCGTCCTCACGCTCTTCGGGGTACATGAATGTCAATGCGTCGTGGTCTTGGAAAACGATGACCGCACCTGCCGTCCTGGCTCGCCAAATGCGGAGCATGGCACGGTTGACTATGTCGGCGAGTGAACCCTGTGGATCGTAAGCATAAGCCTCCCGCTGGGTAGCAGGGTCACTACGGCGTCCAAAGAACCATCGTTTTCGTCCAGTGAGCGTCTCAAGGCAGCCAACTCTTGAAAGCTCAGCGTCGTTCCATCTAAGTCGCTCAAGATGTGCTGGAAATGCATTGAAGTACTTTGGCTGGAATCCAGCGACCACCCGCTCAGGGAGTTTGGTTTGTTCTGCGAGGGTGTGGGGTTGGCCACCATAGTTGCTTCCGTGTCCGAGCTTTTTGCACATGAATCGGTAATCGTAATGACGGTAGTATGGCCGTTCCGCGATAACTTTATCTCGCTTGATGTTTCCAGTCCATCCAAGATCAGGCCAGCAAAGCCGTGCAACCGCTGTATGAATGTCTCCCGATTCGACAGCGTCGAGGTATTTCCAGTCATTGAATAGGTTCCCTTCTATTGCTCCGACGATGTAGCTTTCGCCTGATTTTGCATCGAACTTGGCGAACTTACATCCTCGATCGGCGATGAATATGCTTCTAAGACTTTCCTCCACGTTCTGAAAGTTTCCGCCAGTGCCAAATTCGCTAAAGCTAGAGCTAAAGCGACCGGTGTTTGTTCCGGCGATGTTGTAGGATGTTCGCATTCGTCCGTCATTGTCTACTCCCATTTCGAGGGCTTCGATTTTCTTTGACAATTCCCGTAGCGCGATTAGATGCGCTACGATTGGCTTGGCTATGGTCCAGGCCCGGATCTTTTCCAATGCATCGCGATCAGCTGTTGGACGGCCTTGTTTCTTGATGCTGGGGATTTGCAAGTGATTATAAAACAACTCCATTACTTGAGGAGGACTACGCCAGCTAAAGCTAGGTATGCCAACACCATCAAGCACGATGCGACCAAGGCTACGTTCAAGAAAGTCGATCTTGTCATGAAACTCATTGATGACCTCGCGCTTGCGGTGAGAGTCGATTAGGGATCCCCTACACCTCATCTCCAACACTGGGCCTTGCAGCGCTCGGGAGAATGCGTAGGTCTTCGCGGTGGTTGCGTCGAGCTGGGGATGGATAGTGTTGAACACTTCGAGGGTGATGGCGCAGTCTAGGCCGTTGTAGATTTGATCTCGCTCCCATTGGTTTTTGATGTCGGTGGGTTGGGTGGAGTTGGTGTGGATGATCTTCATTCACACCCGCCTGTTCATTGCGAACCTTCTCTCTCGCTTCGGCCGGGGCACTGGACGATCCATTAGTGCAAATAATTCGTATAATCCCTCACCGGCTTCGCTATCTCGTAATGGCTCAATTTCTTCATTACTGTATTTACGTGTCATAAAATATACCGCTTCTATTACCTTCGGCTTGCAAGCTTCTCGTGTACTCCAATAGTCTTTATCTTGCGATGATTGTTGTACTATATTGCGGGACAGCTTCTCTATAGCTTTCACTGTAAACCCATAACCAGATTGGCGCCTGTAAAGGTTCAATGTCCATAGGCCCACATATGCGTATATGTTCGGTTCTCCAGTGAATTTGTTCAATCCGTTGGTTTCATACCATCCATCCAACAGTAGGTTTTCTTCTAAGGATCTAACAATCTGATCCATCATGCATCCCTCTTCACCGTATCACTCCGCTTCCGCTCACTCTTCCAAGGCCCATGGTTGGTATAAATACTCCCCAGAAATCCCAGACTCTTCAAACTCTCCGGTTGCAGCGCGTGGTGGAGGAGCATCGTATCGTGGACCGCGCCTTGGGTTTTGATCTGGTAGCTCCTGAGGAGGAAGGCAATGTCATAGAGTCCATTTTGGAAGACTTTGGGGATTGTGCTATTCTCAAGAACCGAACATATAAGGCGCCAACAGTGTCGTTCATCGTTCGCAGTGTTCCAATAACATCCGCTTGCGTTGCGATCGTCATGGATCGGTACAACGAGCGCAAGGTCTCGTCGGGGAGCAAATCCAATGCATGTAATCTGGGACCCACTTGTTTCAATATCCACAGAGAGTAGCGGACATCCGCGGACATGGTTTTCAAAGAAGGTTTTGATGTCTTCGAGGCTCGGCTCTGTCCAGATTTCAACCCTGGGTCTTTCAACATGCGCGGTGTCCTTTTCAGTGTTGATCTTTCCAAGATCGGCTACTACTGTGGGTCGCAATTCCCATTGCCTGTGCACAGCGCTAGGATGATAAGTGCACAAAAGCTTATACCCGCTGACGCAATGAGTACTAACAGCGGTTGTGCCCCGAAGCTTCCTAACCCCAGTAGTCCCCAACATAGCCCATATAGCAGTATTCCCCAGACAGACAATGAGATTAGGATCATGAGCGAGGATTTCATCCCCAAGACGACCCAGCTCTGGGGCGAACTCAGATCTAACATACCCGGCTTTGAGAAGCTTGGCGTAATTAGGGAGGCCGGTTGCTTTCCCTCCGCAGAAGTATTCGAGTTTGTTCCCGGGTGGGTAGATGTTGAAGACGTTGGTGCGGAAGAGTTCTTCACGATGGTTCTCCCAGATTTTGTCCAGCGCCCAAGGGTCCCGTGTGGCCCAGAAGCTGCGGAGATGGGCTGAGTCGAATGGGGAGAGGGCGATGGCGGAGGATTCATCGAGCATGCGAAGGAGTTCCGCACCGGTAGCGCCGACGAAGGTTCGGTTAATCCTGGCTTCGGCTTCGCCGCGCTGCTCACCGATGAGAAGTATGGGTTTCATGAATGTGGCCGAAACTCAGCCACGCGTTGGAAGGTCACTTTCCACGTGTAGGTATCTTCTATAATCATCTTGTAGATATCCCCGTTCTCGCAGAAGATCAGAACGTAATCGCGATATTGGCACGTTGATACAATGCGGTTCATCTTACTCTCCATCCAAGCGTTTGATCTCACGATCCACATACCACCGAGCCTTTTGCAGATCCTCGATTTGATATCCCTTAAACCCGGCTCGCCAAATATACTTCACCGCGTTGCCGAGATTGAACGACATCCATTCGACTACCGTGATGCATTCAACGTTGGAAGGATGGCTGGTGTAGTGCTTGGGATGGTTGATGGTATCTTCCGCAACATCCGCGCTATCGTTCGATGGTCTCGGCATAGCGCTTTCGCTATCGAGTGAACTGACATTCCGCTTGCGTGAGCGTGGCGCGCCAAACATCTCTCTAGGGGTGTCATGTGCGCTTTCGACATTCCCTGAGATGCTTTCTTGCACGTCATTTTCGATCTCCTTGAGCATTTCTTCGCTGATCTGGAATGGTTTTTGCATGTAGACTCCAAAAATAAGGATGGTGCATTTGCGCACCATCCAGTTGGGGAGGAACGGGATTAGTCGTAGGTGAGATCGTTGGTCATGGCGAGGATGAGATTTTCGATCTTGTCTCGAGCCTCAGTCATCTTGGGCCGGTTGGCTTTGACTAGTTGCTTATGGATGAATAGCAATTCGGTTAGTTGATAAGTCTCACCAGCGGGCTCGGTTGCGCCTTCGTTGTCCAACATTCAATCCTCCTTTACGCTGCGGGCGCGGTGCGCTGGATCTTGGCGAAGGTTCGCTTGGTTTCATCGCTCGTCTCGTGTTTGATGAACGCAAGCACGCTTGAGTTGGGGACGTTGTCAATGCAAGCGCTCAGGCTCGCACCTTCCTCCAAGGCTCCGCAATGCTCAACAAACTGCTTAAGCATGAACAAACTGTCCTCGGTCACCCACTGGTCATGGTTGACGATCTTCCCACTGACCCCGCCTTCGAAAGCGAGAAGCTCGGCCTGGTCGACGTCTTCGAGAGGTTGGACGACTTGCAACTTGAACCGCAGCCCGGGAGTTTTCTTCCTGCTGGATTCGATCTGCTCTGGCAGACCCTGGACCACGCAGAGGTAGGTACCCTCTGGCAACATCGGCGGTGGCTTGATATCATCAACGGATCGGGAGAGGATGTCTTCGAAGTTGGTGGCCATTGGATTAGAATCCTTCTGGTATATAATGGGTGCGTTTGGATTCGGTTTGGGGAGGGGCTGAGTTGGTTTGGGTCTGGATTGGGTTCCTTTCCTTTTGAATAACGCCGAGTATATGCTCCTCGATCTCTCGGAGAATTTCCCTGGTAGGTTCGGATAAGGGCGGGTTGAGGCGGATGAAGTAGGCGTGGAGGTTGATGAACTCCGCGAGCTTCATTTGACGAGAGGGTTTGGGCATTAGCGGGGAGTTCCGTCCGGCAAACGAGTGATCGCAACGTTGGCCCACATTGCATTGGACCTATGAGCACGAACTACAAAGGTCTTGTCGGGACCGTCAGGTAGAACCTCATCGAGAACATCGTTGTAAGCCTTGGCAGCTGCTCTGACCTTTGCCATTTGCTCAATCTGCTCGTCCGTGGGCTTGAGGTATTCATAAGTGCTCGCGTGCATCAAACTCTCCTTTTCAATATAACCGCTTTGGGCTTGTCTGCACTGGCTGCGGTTGTTGGCCCGCGCAGGGTTTCGAAGAAGGTAGCCAAGCCAGTTTCAATGGGGAGTTCCGGCGACATCTCAAACGGCTTGGGATTGGCTAGGTCGACAAGCATGGTGGAATTGGTTTTGATCGTGCGCTTGTCGCGGATGTTGGTGTAGAGAATGACCGAGCTGAAATACTGCGGGATCTTCGGACTCAGCTTCTGCCCAACCCCTTGCGGGAAGCCTTTTTTCGTGCCGTCGGGTTGGTCTTGGTATGAGATATGCGCGATGACGATGACATTAGTTTGGAAAACACTGGAGGTGAGGTTTGAGAGAACCATCTCAACAGCATCTTGTGCAAGTCCATAGATTGCTCGGCCGTCAATCTCTCCTGATTTACCAGGCCTGGCAACAGATTGGTGGAAGTCGTAGGCGGCGTCACACAGCCGAGAGAGACTATCAATGACAAGTATACTTTCACTTCCCCATTCGGATGGAGAACCCAAGTCAACATTGTCGTAACTCCATTTGTCGAGCATTTTCATTGCGGTGATGAATGCGGTGGCTTTGCCGTCGAGTGCTGGGCCCAATGGTGTTGGCTTGTAGCGATCGCGAAGAGTGCGATATTCAACGTTGCCGAGCAGATCTGGACACTCCCTCAGGACTTGGTACTTGAGACTATCAAGCAGATTGTCCATGTCGAGGATGCGTAGTTTGTAACCGGCCTTGACGAGGGACACAAGCGATCCGGTTTTGCCGGTCTTGGCATCGCCGATTAGGAGTAACTTGGTCAGATCGTTGGATTGGTGATCGGTGAGGGAAGGCATCATTCCCACTCCAAAGTCAATTTAATCTTCTCCGGCCAAGCCCGATTAGATCGCCAGGGCTTGTCCAGCTCAGCTTTCATGACATAAACCGAACTAACCACGTCCTTCTTCTCCTCAGAAACATAACGAACCGAATGTTTCTTTTCCTCGAAGAACTTGAGTTGGGTTGTGCGGGTCTCGGGCATCACGCGGTTCCTTTGGGTTGGGAGAGCATCACTTCGGTGTAGATCGTCAACAAATCCCCGTCACGCAAATCATACATATCCATGTTACATTCAATCCGGATCTGCGTTGGTGAGCCGTACTCTGGGCCAAAGCTGATCGTGAAATGACTCTGCCCGCGATCGACCACACGAGCCTTTAGGAGTGGGAGGATGGCTCGAAGTTGTTTGTCAATCATCATCTATTCCCAATCCTAGAAATATCCCTGGCAGATCATTGAAACAGATAATGCCGAAGTAGTGCCAAGCATGGATGTTGAGGTTGAATAGCTTGAAGATATCTAGCGTGGCTTTAGCGGGTTCCATCTCAGGTCCTCGTCGAGTTGAGTGAAATCCGCGTTCAGATAATGCTTCCGGACTTCTGGGTTCTTCGAACAAACTCCTCGGAACTTACACCCACCATACATTCCACAAGCAGTATCATTCATTGGCCAATACTCCGCGCGGGCGTAATCCTCGGCCATTTGGAGGACAGGTTCGAGATCGCCAAGCCATTCGTGGATGAGCTGATCGCTGGTATAGATGGGCCGGCGAGCGAAGCGATTGGGTGCTTCAAGCAAAATCTGCGCAGCCTCAATAATAACACCACGCATTGGGCTGTCTAGGACGATTTGGCCGGCGAGGGAATAGAGGGTTACTTGATTGTTTGGGCTGAACCCGGCGAAGTAATAATCGGATGGGTTGGTTTGGGTTGTCTTATGATCGAGGACGAATAGATCATCATTGTAAGTCACCACGCGATCTAGGTGTCCGCAGAGGATGTAGGGCTGCACCGGAGGATTTTCATCTGGAGATTGCTGAGTGGGTCCCCAATCCAGTTCCCAGCGAAAGCTCAGCTCCACCGCAGGTTTGCCGTTGGCTAGGATGAGGGTCTCACACGGGTCGCTCCGGAACTCATCGAGATAGTCCACGACCAGCTGCCGAAGCGTGTTTGGATTCTTATACTGGCCTGCTTTCGTTGTTGGGTCGGGGTCAAAGTTGTGGCTACGCACCAAGAGATTACTCATAGTCTCACGCACCGCGTCGTTGAAAGGAATCCCGGCTGCTCGAAGATTCTCGTAGTCCTGAATAGCTTCATGGTATTCGATGCCAAAGCGCAGGTGAACGGATTCGTCTTTGGGAACATAACCGCAGATGATGGTGTAGAAGTAGTACCGTGGGCAGAGCTTGATTGCGCTGATGGAGGTCGAGTCCCAGGCGAATTGGATTTTAGTGTTTGGGAGGAATGGAGAGGGTTGGGTGTCGGGCTGGTCGGTCATCAAACCCTACGGTTCATTTTAAACACTGGCTTATTCAGCAGAGAGTTGATATCCAGCTTCGGTCCACCATCCCCATCATTCTTCTTCGTCTTCACTCCGGCTTGTCGCCTCGCCCGCTGCTGACGCTGATACGCAACTACAGCATCAATATACTTCGGCGTGACAATGCCAGAGCCAAACTCGATCTCTTCGTCAATCCTCCGCATGAGTTCATCAATATCAGTCGGGTCGTCTTGGTTAGTATCGCTCATGGCCCATACCTCAAGCTGTGTGTAAATGCGTCCAATCCACACTTGGTGCAAACAGTCGTACCACCGCAAACATAGCCGTTCTCGTCTTTCAGATCTATCCAGCCTTGGAAGTCGTGTTTGCTGCCATCGGTGCAGAGCTCTTCGTTGGGTGTGGCATGGAAGAACATTTCATTGTCGGGTTTGGTCATCGCCACATGCTCCGCAGAACGCATTTGAGGCCAAAGGCTAGAAGCTCCATCGGGGTTAGCCGAAATCGAATGTGAGCTTCTGGATTCAGATCTTCCACATGCAGAAACGTTCCTGCGTACTCATCCTCGAACTTTATCATTGGGCCCGCATTAAAGAACAACAATGTCCACGTTCTCATTCCTCCATCTCCTCTAGTTCCTTCGTTCTGATAAAAATCGTCCCTGGCGGATTCGGTTGCAGAATCATCATATCCTCATATCCGCCAAACATCTTCCGTGCATCGTAGAGAGCGTTGATAAACATCGCCTGATCATTCGGATCAACCTTGATCTCAATCCCGATCTCCTGCAACGCGGCTGCTTCCCAATAGCGCAGGTAGGTTTCTGGCGGGGATCTAGTTGCCATCGCCGAGCCTTAATTCAATGTCTTGGGCCTCAATACCATCCCCAAACTCGTGAAAGCGCCCATCGATCCATACGAAGTCTGGGTTATTCGCAATGGCGTTGACCAAGGCTTGAATGGCCTGGGTTTTGCCACAGCCTTGTGGTCCGTAGGCGCTAATCTCAATCCTGAATGGTTGTCTCATTGTTCTCGGTCCTCACTATGATCTTCAATCAACAATCGATTCACAACCTCGATCTCCCTCAACGCTGGATCTTCGGGCTCAACTTCGCTCAACAACTCAATACTCCGCGGCGCATTGCGCATTTGCACCGCATAAACCCACCAATCTCCAGCGGAATCTTCCTTGAGTTGGAGCTTCAATGTATCGTATTCACTACACCCAAACATCAGCTCCCCGGGTTTATAAATCTTCTCATTGTTCTTCCGATGTAGCCGCCGAAACTGATGACACCGATGTCGGAATTCATGCGAGGCTTGGAATGTGCCTTTCCAGATCCGTCCTCCCTGCGGATCATCCACAACAGCCTCGAAGAACTCATGGCAGTCAGGGTAGGCTTGGATTGAGCTGCTTAGTGCCATTGACGGTACTTTCTTGGATTAACGTGCTCGACTCTGGGCAACTGATTAGTGTGATCGAGTATGTTCGGCTGTGGAGTGTGCCCTCTCGAAGCAAGCGGAATGCGGTGTTTTGAAGGCAGCGAGCGAGATTGCCGATGTTCGTGTGGACTGCTCTAGAATCAGGGAGTGGTCGGCCGTAGAGCCCAATGTCAATCTGGCGCTTGGAGCAGCCGGGATTGGCGAAGATGAAATCGAATAACTGGTTATGCGTGTGGGATAGGCGTGGTGGGGAGGCGATAGCTTTGTGGCAATGGGGACATAAGATGGTCATTGGAGTAGCTTTCCCTGTGCCATTGTGATGATAAATCGTTCCATCATTTTGAGGTTCTCGGAGATGCAGATCCAGCCATCGGCGAGGGCATTGTCCTTTGCCGAGCTTCCCTGCATGCGTACGAGGTGACCTTGCGTCGCGGTGGCTTCTTGCAATTCACGCAACAGATCAATCATCTTGGAGAAGTTCAGGCCTTGGGTGACTTGGCCGCCGAGGGTTTCGTAGTGCATCAATCTGCTCCCTTGTCCCCGTTATCAGAATTGATCCACTTGCCTTGTGGCAGAGTCTTTCGCAGTTCGTAGGTTTTCATCAATTCCGGCCGAAGCAGGTCATTAATCCGATTGCTCTCCGACCGCTTCCGGGAGATCGTACCTTCGTGGAGGTAGTTGAAGTGCGGCTGCATTTGGTTCCAATCAGTATATTGGCCCATCTTAGAAATCTGCTCGTCGATGTCGCGGATGGCGCGGTTGGCAATGTTCAATTCCGCTTGGGTTTTACCAGCAATGTTTTGCAGGTTGCGGATATGGTCCATAAGCCCCTCGTTTTCTCTGCGCAGGTCCGCAATCACACTCCAAGGCCAGATTTTCATAGCTCATATCCTCCGGTTCATTTTAAACGGTTTGGGTTTGATCAGTGTGGAGACATCGATGGTTCGCTTAGGCTCAGCCTCGGACCGATAGTGGTCAGGCCAATCAGACCAATCCTTATTCATGATTGCTTCACTCGCATCGGTGATTGGGATCTTTGGATCATCGCTGGTAGGCGCCCAGAATAGTTCATCGAGGGACCAATTGCTAAAAGGATACGCGCGGTGCCCGCTAGTCGATACGATCCACCAATAGCCGAGGTAATCACACTCGCCACAGGACATTTGCATGGCATCGTCGCCGTTACATTCAGGGCACTTCATCCGTTCTGCGATATCAAACGTAGGTTCGCCGCGGACCTTGTGGGCGATGAGGTATGGCTCGCCGATCATTTCAACACCCCAACTCTTCTCAAAACCGCTTCCGCACTGGCCATGTCCTTCATCGTCACACCCGCGGCCATTAATTTCCTATTCAGCGCAGGTCGATGGATGTAGGGCTCGCCGTGGCCTTCAACGGAATGCCACGCTCCAAGGATCGCCAAGCACTTCGCCAGTCCGCCCTCTTGGATGGGGAACTTAAGCACACAGGGAGAGTTGATCGAGGGAACCTCCGCGTAAACATTATTGTCATCCATCCAGCATTTGATTGCGTAGGATGGGGCTGCGGAGGGTGCGAGGGAGTCGGTCATTGCTGGTTCCTTAGCCAAAAGCGTAGTGCTGCCCCTGCCTTCGTTGAATCACCTTGATGAATCTGCAGAAACCGATCGGCCCAAGCACGCTCTATGTCAGTGGCGACGGGCACACTGATCCCAGCCTCCTCAAGGGTGCGCTCAAGATCATAATCCTGTAGCTTTCGACTCATATCCGTCTCCAACTTGGATAATGCGCAGGTGGGAGCGGTTTGGCAGCCACAGGTGGATTCGAACCACCGTCTACGGAGTCAAAGTCCGTCGTCGTAGCCTCTTGACTATGTGGCCCTAAGCGATCTTGAAGTTCCAGTCGTGCCACATCACGATAATGAAGGTCTGCTGGTGTGGCCCATTCCGGTCCCATTTGGACCCAACCACCGCGGTCGTAGTCGAACCACCAGTCGTCTCCGACATGCTCCCGTTGAAGGAACTTGGGGAGCATTTCCCTATGGCGGCAGATTGGGCGCACTCCAGCCGGGCAGTCGCACTCCGTTTCTGTGCAAAGGTAGCTGCTCTGCACGTTCATATCGTCATCGAATTTGCTGATGCGATATTGATCTCCGGAGTGATGGCAGGAATAGAGTGCCATGTTGTTATTTCCACATCAGTGCGAAAGGGATTAGCAGTGCTCCGCCGAAATATAGAACGGCTAACACTGCTGCGGGCCATCGAATGTAGAATGGCATTTCTTCCCAAAGACAGTCGGGGTGTTCATAGTCCCATTTATGTGTCATCACCAATTCTCCCTCTTGTCCCGTTCCATCTCACGCTCGTCGAGGTAGGCTTCGCTGCATTGCGATTCGTAATACTTGGCTGTGTAGCTGAAGTTTGGCCAATCGGTTAGGGCTAGCCAAAGATAATAATCGACAACGTGAAGGGCGTGTTGGGGCTCAGTCATATCTCTGACAATCCCTTGGATGCATGGCACAATACGCTCTGCGCTCGTATTCCTCTCGGCCAATCCCCTCACGCTCATGGCGACCTCGGTATCGTTCCTCCGGCCCGCGATCATACGGATCATACCTCCTCTCAGGCAAGATTCTCCGCTGCTCATCCGGTCCCCAATCCTCAGGCCGTGGGAATGGAAAGGGCTGGGCTTGAACCAATGTTGGGCCACAGATAATTGCCAGTGCCAAAACAAATCTATATGTCATTTTGGTTCAACCTACTGTAATTCTCATGTATGGAGATCGCTGGATGGTTATTCGGGCCATGCTCTTCCATGGACAATCCACACATGCACCATTTGTGATTATCACACGTCTCATCCCCGGGACAGGCCACTTCGCATTTCATCCTCGCCTTTGGCCCAATCCATGGATCACCTTTGATCTTTGAACGGATGTCTTTGAAGTCAAATACAATGCTCATTGCTTCCGCTCCCCTTCCCCTTCCGCTTCCACGATGTATCGAATCACCCCTTCACTGAATCCATCGATATGCGTCCAGCGACCATAGCCAACTCCGTTCTTGTAACTCGCTACGTTGATCATGTAGGCCTTCTTGGCGACTGGCTCAGGCACGTGGTCATGACTTTGCTCATCGGTGATGACGATTAGGCGATCGTTGGGTGAGACTAGGCCATTGTTGTGCATGTATACATTGAGTATCTCCAACGCTGCACCAAGCCTTGTTCCACTATGGATTTGCGAGTTCACCACTGCTTGAACCCCAGCCAAACCCCGGAACGGAGGGCATTCCACTATGTTGTCGCTGAACGAAAACACCCGGCACTTCCCGGGCCAAAGCGCAGCCAACCCAGCTGCTGCGTCCATGCGGGTCATGTCGGATTTGGCAGAGAGTTTATGATCCATCGAGCCTGAGACATCTACAAGAATGTAGGTGGTGCCTGTTGGCTCTGGTAGATAACCAATAGCCTCGCATAGTGCAACGTCCAACGCCTGTGCATATCGCGGAGCTGCACGCATGGCTGCAATGTAGCGGAAGGGGAGGATGCGATGGGCACCGTTCTTGCGGGCCTTGAT